GGTTAATTTTAGCGCTTTGAATAATCTCTGACGGCAGCTTCTGTCGCCTCAGCCATAGTCATTCGTTTTGGAGCTGAACCAGCGGTCCCGCCACCCTTACCAATGCTACGTCCTTGTTGATTTGACTGCTTCTGAGCTTCAAAGGTTTTAGTTTTACGTTCTTGATCACGCTTAAGCATTGCCTCATGGCTTGTCTTATACAATTTATCCCAGACCGCTTCAGATAGCTCATGACCTTCATCAATAAGAACCTGTGCTCTAGCCAATACAACATCTTCAACTGCTTCAGGGTATTTCTGAGTCAAACGCATTGAGATATTCTCAAGCTCTTGCTCTTTGGCCTTGATTTCATTGTTTTGCACGTATTGTTCAAAATTGTTGATTTTATTGAGCGCTTCTTGCATCTCTGGGGGCAATTGGTTTTTGTCAAACCCATTAGGCATCCCGCCTTGTTGCTCTTCCTTAATGCCGATATATCCAAGTAGCTTGTGAAACTCCTTAGGGTACACCTTCACAAATTCAGATCTCAAAGCTGGATTCGCTCTAACTTTCTCTAAATCAGCATCTACGTTGTCGTAGTATTTGCGCTGTTCAGCTACTTGTTGAGACTTTTTGGTATAATCAGAGTGCAACATGAAGCCCTTTTCGAGCTGGCCAGGAGTCATCTCCTTGCCCTTCCACATGAACTTAACTGCCGTGTCTAGATTATAAGGAGACTCATTTTGTTGAGCTTGTCCTTCATTTCCAGAGCCCGGATTGGTTGAGCCTGCATCTGCATTACCGTTATTTGCTAAACCGGTTTCGAGTGCTTCATTAGCTTGTTCGATACCCATATTACATCTTCCTTGATCTAACTTCCTTGTTCACTCGTCATTGAGTGAGTGGGTTTAAATCTTAAATAATCTTAAAAATATATTACCCGCGTACTTTGGCAAGACCTTCTTTGATCTTACCTGCTGCCTTACCTAGGAAGCCTTTGCGGTTTTCATCACCATCTTGATACAGAGACTTAAGCAACGCCTCGCGGTCCATAGCATCGCCTTGATCTGATCCCATGTTTTGCATGGCCATCTCTTCTTGACGGTTAGGTAGTCCCATTCCATTAGTTCCACCAGCATCTTGATACTCTTGATCATCTACTTCAGACGCCATAGGTGCTTTGTTTTTAAGAGATGGTGCTAATGAAGTTTCTCTCTCGGCATCTGCATTTGCTGCTTCGCCTTCTTCCATTGCTAGTTCTTGTGTCTCTGGATCAGACATATCGAACTCGCCCATCTTCTTTTTTCTGAAGTTTTGAATCGCTTTAGTCATTGTGTTCATAAAATTTACCTTTCATTAATTAAGCTGGTTGTTCCGATGCCATTGGTTGACCTTCCATAGATGCCGCTTCTTGAGCCTCTGCTTCTGCACTTGCTGCTGTATTAAGCAGCTGAGTTTCAGCACTTGCATCATCGACGTCATCATTCGGGCTTAAACCAAATTGAGGAGCTGTTAATTTCATCAATGCCTGAACATGCGCTTCGATATCAGCAATCAAAAGAGCCTGTTCATTAGGCGGCAAAGAGTTGAACTTCTCTGATTTACGGTACTTGTTCTTCTCTTGGATATGTAGAGCATGGTTATCAAGCTCATTAACTTCTGGAGCGATACCCATCTCAATTTCATGAAGTGAACGTTTGATTTGAGCCATATCAATAGATTGATCTTCCCAAACACCAGTAACATCACCGAACTCAAGAGATCTTAAGACCTTTTGCTTAACTTCTGGGTTCATTTGATCCCCCAGTAGTCCTTGTTGGTAGATATTCATGATCTCATTACGTTTAACTGCCAATGATTGAGGAGCTGTAGAGCCACGGATAACGATTACGTCATGCTTAGAGATAACGTTCTTTCCAGACCATTCTCTAACGACATACTCGAAGTTTGGATCAGCTTGCTTAAAGAGACGGTCATTCTTAACGAACTTCTCAAGATACATGAGCATGAATCGACCAAGTCTCGCAAAGCAGTACTCATGCTGTGCTGTTACCGTAGCGATTCTCGTCTCATCTTGCTCTAAAAGAAGCTGCATCCCAATAGCAGGGATACCAGCAGCAGGTAAAATACCGCGCGAGATCTCTCCCTCACCTGCAATATCATAGAACATGGCGTTATACTTATCTTCTTCTTGGTAAGCATAAGCTGGCATGACTGGGATCTGCATAGCTTCTGGAGCACCCCCGTTAGGAGCATTCGTCACTGGAGTATAATAAACAATCTCACCAGACTGATCATTCATGGACTCTTGAGTTAGCTCAGTTCCACGTGCTGCTTGGTACTTTCCAGCTAGCAAACGATTGGTCCATTGAGCACGCTTCGTAATCAATCTATTGAACTGATCTTGGATCGGTCTTAGATGAGTTACCAAAGCTTCTGAATAATATTTGTCTGTGATAGGTACGTCATCCCACTTAACTAGAGGGATCTCACCGACCGGTAGCTCTTTATCTTCTAAAAGAACACCATTTGCGACGATGATTTGACGACCTTTTGGATATTTCTTAGATCTACGCTCCCAATACACCATCTCGATAGCTGAGTGTTGCATTTGAGTTTGGATACCAGTTTGGCTAGGGCCTTGACCTGATAATGATTGAAGTCGCATCTCGTATTGCAGAGATAACAACCAAGCATCTTCTTCTTTGACTAATTTCCCACGCTCTGGGTATCTCATTCTGAAGTAGTCAATCTTACGGACCTTAGCCCAGATAGCCCACTCAGCATCTTCAACGTTTGTAGCTAATGGATCTACAAATACTTCAAAAGCTGAAGCCAAAGTGATGCTCAGATCACCTTCATATTCGTATTCAAGCTCTGGTTCTTGAGCTTCACCCTCTTGAATAGCAATGGGCTCTTGGTCTTCTTCTAATGGCTTCTCTTTAGTTAAGAAGTCACCCTTTTCATCATCCCATCCAGGGATCATGTAGTAGTGACCGCACTGCATGAGGCCCATCATCATATCTTGGCGCTTTTGTAGAACGCGCTCTTTATCGATGTAGTACTCTAAGAGATTCTTCTCGAATCTTGCTTGATCACGCGCCTCTTGAGATTGATTGTCTGGTCTGATCTCCCACTTTGGTGGGTTCTTACAGATCCTAGCTTGGCGTCTCTGACATGTTGGCAAGATCTTATTGATACTGATTCGATCTCTTCTACCACTAGCATTGGTTCGACCAGATACGCGGTACTGTTTTGAAGACGTATCATAATAAACAGAATCAAAACCCAACAAGTAAGCATAATTGGTCATCCAGATGCCTTCTTGAGACACTCGGGAACCAGAATTACGAACCTCTTGGACTTTGTTTTTGATATGCGCGACTAAGTCTACTTCATCTTGTGGCTGGTCTTGTACGCTCTTAACTTCTCCAAGCTCACCACTAAGTCTTTGGTAAGCTTTTTTAAGAAAGTCCATCCATGAACCTTTCTAAGATCAACGTCCTAATAATTGCCTATTTGCGTCCCTAATATATTCAGCATCTTCACTGACTGAATCATCTAAAGGGATCTTTATCACTGTTGCGTGGTTCTTATTCTGCTTATCAAGGGCTTTAGTTTGAACATATTCAGGGAAGCTCTTGGACATTGATTTATCCAGTAGCTTATGAATCTGCCAAGAGTAAAACCCCTGCTGAAGCAAGACAATCAAACCAAGAAACAATATAAATCCGTGTTCCATTGTCATGCATTTACTCCAAAATAACAATTAAAACGCTTTGGTCTTGAGTTCGATTGATTGAGATTCTTCATCAAGCATCGCATCGATGTCCGTCTCAGCCTCAACAACACGAACACCGTCATACATAAAGTACTTCTCTGCGTAATCTGGACCCATGAACATTTGGATCACTTCTTTGTTGGTGTAAACCATTGGCTCTGGATCTTGCTCTTTTAAAGCACGCATCTTAGCCATTTTAACCTTAGCCACCAACGTGTCTTGAGTGTCCTTGATAGGCTTAACCTTCTTGGTTTGCTCTGTTGGCATATTGTCTAATGATGTAGCTTTCGTATCTTGGATCGTGTGGGTTGTGTTTGACACTGCTTAAATCCTCTTTAATTGGTTGTGGATAATAAACTATTTGCTGCAAGCTCGCTAAGGCATCTGCGATATCGTCATGCGAACCCCTAGGGAATTGCAACAACTCTCGCTCTAGATCATCAAACTTTGATGCAAAGTGTAGTCGACCCCACTCAAACAGCGGGATCATACTCATGATATGCATCTCTTTAGTGACCTTGTTGCCTTTATTGATCCCTTTTACAGGCAAGATGACCTGTCTCTCCATCATCTTTTCATTCACCATGTAAAGTAGAGCCTTCTGGTAAGCTACGTCCTCAATACCAATCACTCGGCAATTGAACTCTTTCTGGATCTGAAAGCACTTCTCAACAATCTGAGTCGGGTTAAGTCTAGTTCTTGAAGCATGCCTGATATACCAATTGGTCTTATCATCCACAGCCGCCACCACGATGCCTGTATAATCGGCATGATCTTCAGTGCTGATAGCTGGATCAATGAACGCGAAATGGATAATATTTGAAGGCAAAAGATGGGTATATCTGAACCATTCAAGCTTAAACTTTGCATCCTCTGCCGGGAAGATCTCGTTTAAGTACTGATTCGCAAATAGCATAGAGCCCATCTTCTTACGGGCTTCTTCTAAGAACTCAGTCGTTAAACGTTCTGGGAATAGCAGAGATCCATCTGGTCTGATGGCTGTCTCGTACATCACGTCCCAAGCCTTGTTTCTTTTTATCTCCGACACTTAACCTCTTTGGACATAAGCAAAAATGAGCTGGAATATAACCGTCACGATGGCAGATATTGCTAACCCGCCACCGATCATTCTAGCTCTGCTTAGTTTTAGATCCTCGACGTCCTTTTTAATGATCTTAACGTCCTCATAAATCATCCCCAAAACTGTAGGATCTTCCATTGTTGTCCTCTTTCATCTAATAACCTTGGCAGATAATTGATACTGCTTCATTTGCCAGCGCACCAGCGTTTGTAGTCCTATATTTAAGACTCGTGATGCTCATAGTTTCCCAAAAACAAGTATTATCATTTGTCGAAACGACTCCGGTAGGAGTGCAAGAGCAATTGATTGCAGTCGTATATCCAGTTGGTGTGCAAGTGTAGATGCCTGTTGCACCAGTAGAACATCCAGTGACTGCGGTACCACCAACAGCACTAGAAACAACCGCTGTGGTTGATACTTGAAAGCTCTTAGGAAGTTCTACTAGGAAAGCTGGAATACCACCAGATACCCACATGATTCGCCATTCAACAACCGAACCAGCACTATCTAAAGTAACAGAACCACCAGTAGCTTTAGTTTGAAGCTTATACGTCAAAGGCGAACCAACAGCACTGATGTTAGTAAGAGCACAGTTGGTTAGCTCCATATCTCCATTGATGTTGGTGGTTCCAGAGCTGACTACTGCCTCTGAGATTTGAGTAGTGCTGTTATCAACTAGCTGAGCACCATAACTATTCCCGGCCGTTCCACCTTGTCCTTTAGCGAATGCACAGATCCACGCAGTCCCTGTTTTATTTGGAGTCCAGACAATTCCAGGGATAGGCCCAGTTCCATCTGTTGCTGACGCTACAGTTCCAAAGTTGTTGTTTAAACGCTCAGTGAATGTGCATGTGGCATCACCTGTTGGATCACCATAAGCGGTATTTGTTCTACCCCAAGAACAGTTGTTGGCATGATAACCAGACCAAGAGCTTGGGATTAGGTTGTTGGCGACTGTTAATGCATTTGATGTAACAGCCTGGATTGGGACAATAGCTGTAAATGAAACGATGCGTCCTGATGACAGTACGTTTCCATTTTGCTTAGCAAGACCTTGTGTGGTGGAAGTTTCAAGGCCAAAAGTCATATATGTAACACTTGGCTCACCAAGAATTGTTAATCCAGAAAAATCAGTTGTTGTAGCATTGTCTTTATTACCGAAACCGATCCTTGATGTCCCTGAAGGAAGTGCGCTAGACATCGTAAACCCAGTTGGTAAAGAAATTCTTCCCTCTACGCTAGTAGAGGTGGCTACGGTGAATTTTCCTTTGATGATAAGATTTGGTCCTGTCATTTGGTATGTAAAAGTTTGAACTGTTACAGTACCGAATCCAGTAAATGTTGGTGTGTATGTAATTTCGGGACCAACAACTGCGCTAACACCAGTGTTCCTAGCAAGACCAGCGTATAGATTATCAACAGAGATAAAAACCGAGTCAGAAAACTTCTTCTCTACCACCACATTCGCAGTAGTAGATGGACAGATAAAGTTCATCTCAACAGTCTGTTTAACTGGTGTTAGTGAGCTAGTTCCAGCCGTAGCATATAGCTCATAGTCTGGTGAGATCTTATTCCCAGACCCATCCTCAACATAAGCTTTGAACGCATTTAAATTGGTATCGGCTAAGATCGAATAATCAATACCAGCGGAGCAATTCTGATTAACGAACTGCTTGCGTCCAGTGGTGTCGAAATCAAGTGTTAAGAACTTGTCGGTATTTCCAGCCGTTGTGCCTTGAGATAGATAACTGAATAGGCCAGTGATCAGTCTAGTTGAATCATTGGTTTGCAATCCAGTCACAGATGCCGTGACGTTACCGATGTTCTTCTCAAAGTTCTGGTTAACAACCATGTTCTGCTTGTAGTCAGCACCAGTTACTTGATTGAACTCTGCGTATTTATCATTGGTTTGAGCAAATGCCAGACTCGTTAAAAGAGTGAATAAAAAGATCATCTGTTTCATAGCCACCTCTAATTACCGACGCCGATTACTAAATATCGGTCCAGTGATGCGTTGTATTCATAAGTTACTGTGTCGCCACGGCCGACTGTTTTTTCATAACGAAGAATGCCGTTAGCGACATCGCTCCATGGGAATGTGACCGTGTTTGTATCTGAGTTACCGATAATGGTGATTCTAGTTCCATCTAGTGGATCAGTAGAACCGAATGGAGTCGTACTCATAGTGACAGCACCAGAGTTACCTTGAACGCGCCATCTTTGATCTTGAGATACTAGAGATATTGCTAAGGTATCAGATGCAGTTAAAGTCAGATCTGAATTAAGACTAGGAGTGTTAGCACAAGCTGCCCATGCACTCGTATAGCACTGAAACTGTGAGTCTGTAGTGTTATATATGATCATCCCATTGACTGCAGTCAGAGCATTACGTTGAGTCGTAGTCATTCTGGATAACAACAAAGCACCAGTCGTAGAATTCAATTCTAAAGCTGCACTTGTAACGGGAAGATTTGAAGTCCTAACAGTCGTAGACTTCTGTCCAATCAATAACCCACCGCTTAGGTAATTCTGAGATGGATCATTTAAATAGATGCCCCATCTGTTTGTTGCAGCAGGGATACCAGCGATTGCAGATCCATCAAATGTAGATCCACCAGTTTGATCACGCATATAGTAACCAAATAGGTTCGTAACACCGTTGGTTGTATTAGTAATGGATCCATCCATACCAGCACGGACACCAAAGGCATTTGTGATCACTTGATTTGTAGAATCATTACCGATAACAAAAGACCCACCGGCACCATTGGTAATTGTAGCTGCTGCTGAAGAGCCCGTAGCTCTACCAAGACCAACAACTCCAACTAGACCAACATCTGTAGCAGTTAGATTGAATGCAGAGTCATGGAATGCAATACCAATAGCCCCACCGTATCGTGTAGTCGTATTTGAAGCATTCTGACCATTAGTTACGAATTCAGCAGCGTATTGAGATCTTGCTACAGCTTCACTTGTTATGTTTGAGACCTTAAGAACGCCACCATCAAATGGTGTTAAACCAGAAGATCCTCTGGCAATCCTGATGTCATTTGTATCTGATAAAGCAGTACCAAGCTGATGTAGACCGTTCTGCCCAGCTGGAGTTGTCCAAGTAAATGAACCATCGTCATCAAGAGTTAATCTCGTCGTGTTATTTGTCTCAAGACTAAGAGAGAATGCGTCATTAGTCCCTAAGATACCTGCAGCAGTAAACGAGTTACCGCCCTGCTTAAAGTATGTCGTATCTAATAACGTTGAAACAGAAGCCCATGAAGGAGCTGAAGTGCCATTAGATATTAGAACCTGATTAGAAGTACCAACAGCAGTTAGCTCTAAAGAGTCTGCATCTGAATAAGCTACAGATCCAGCCGATGCCACCATGCTCTTGTTCGTACCACCACTTGCTAAAGGCAAAGGATTGGTCAGAGTTAGATTGGCAAATGTTGGACTTGATGTAGTTCCAATATTCTGCACCGTACCAACTGTGATGGTTCCAGAGCCATTGGTTACTGTCGTTTGATTCGCTGTTGCCGTAAGAGTATTAAGTGAATAACCAGTCCCATTCCCAATGAGCAAAGTACCATTTGCAGCAGTAGATCCATTGATCCCAGTTCCTCCATTTAATGGTGGTAGCAAGCCAGTCACACTAGAAGCATCAGCTAGATCGATCTTGATGTTAGATACATCCCAAGAGCCTGCAGCAGAGCCATTAGACTTAGATACAACGTATAGCTGCATGTTAGGTAAGATGGTCTTAAGTAAGCCAGCAGCACCATCATTGACGGTAACTAAGCCAGTCGATCTATTGGTGATGTAGAAGTATCTACCAACCGGGATGGTCGTAGCATCAGGGAGCTGGACTGTTTGAGTCGTAGTTCCCGTGAATGTCTGAACTGTCTGAGAGTCTTTTGTTAACGTCGTAGTCCCTGCTGCTGTTGCAGTAGATGTAACTCCCTCGATTAACGCTGGTCCCTGGATAAATGTCGCAGCGCTTACAAATTGAGTTACGAACAAAGCGAACATAACAAACATGATAAAGAGAAGCCAATAACGTGCTGATTTAGTGATCATTTAAGGCACCTCTTCCGGAGCGTCCTCAGGACAAGCCCATTCCAAAACGTAGTTGGCTGTATCTGTTGGAGCATTGAAGTACACCGTAAACCCAGTTGTAGACTTAATCGTGCTAACAACTTGAAGCCAAATTGGATCCGTATCCGTGGTGTTTACGATATTCGTTAAGATTGAGTACTCAGTTGAAGGCATAACCTCACCGAATACGACTGCCATAGTTTGAGTAGCATTAGGGATGGCCGTTTGATTAACACGTCCAATCATTGCTCCTTCACCGCCTACAACAACCCACTTCATTTTAGCGACGTTGAATGCATATAGCTTTCTAGTTGATTGAACAAAGACCACCTGTCCATCTGGTGCTGATACTGGAAGGTCCGGAACTGTGGGGAATATGTCTATGCCCGATCCCGACCCACCGCCGAGACCGGATGAATACATGCGTGGCATGGCGCTTATTCTTCCGTACCAGCAGATTTACCGATACCGATAGCGACTACACACGTAGCTCCAGAAGCCCATAGATATGCAAATCCAGATAGATTGGCTGAATATACTTCGTTAGCACTAAGTGGGTACATACCACCGAATGTTTGACCATTCGTTACAGAAGCCGTTGCGCCCGCTGCTGTTGTAAAAGCAAGAGCTGCTGTAGCTCCAGGTGCCCCACCGATCTCAAGTGTACCGCCTACGATAAGCTTAAATGATGTCGCCAATTGACCTGGTGCAGGGCCCACTTTTACTACTGAGTTTGGAGCAATTGTGACGCGTACTGATGGGATGCCGTAGATATCCGAGTTTCTAGACATATTCAATCCTTTGAATAAGTTTGCAATAAGACAAGATTATTGAATCAGATTCAATGCAATTCTGCATCCCCTTTTTCATGATGATACTCAATCGCGAAGTCTAGGACGTCCTTATAGGCACCTTCTTCATCGCTTGTAAGATCTTTTAAGATTGCTGGCTTACCATTTCTAAGCAGCAGGCATGAGTCTTTATCTTTGTTGTAGATCAGTGACCAGCCATAGCCTTTGTAGTCGTAATCAAAGTACAGATAGGTTGAGTCCTCTTTAGTCTTAACTCCCAGTTTCGCCAAGATACACCTTCCTAAAAAGCTTCATGTCCCCTTTAGGTATATCAAGTTCGTTTTCAATGATGAATCCAATGATATCGATCTCAGAATATCTGGTCCCAATAACCACAATCTCACCGCCTGGATCGAGCAATGACGTATAGAGCCTGTAGTGATCAATCACCTTCTGGGCATGCTCTGGAGTCTTACAGTTATCGTAGCTAGATAAGTCATCTGCTATGATCAAGTCATAGTGCTGAGAAGTTTTTTGTGCACCAATACCAGAACATACGATAGATGCTTCCTTCTTAATCACTGTTCTATCGGCCACGATGATCTCAGTATCATTCCAAACTGGACCTACCTTATTACCAAATAGCTTAATGAACTTCTCGTTACGTTCGTAATGACCTTTGATCTCACGTAAGAACGTGCTTGAGTTGGTGAACAGCTGGGAGTCTAAGAGAATGCGTAGATCTGGCTTCTTTTGCAGCCTCCAGATTGGATAGGCTACTGAAGCTACTGATGACTTGAATGTTCCACGCGGGATGCATATCAGCTTACGAAGAGACTCAGCCGATAGATGAGCACACATCCTTCCATGGACGTGAGGGACCATAAGGTCTAGCCCCAGACAGAACTTAGCGAAATGATAGAAGGACTGTAGATACAGCTCCCTTTCAACCAGATCTAGTGCGGTTAAGCCTTGCATTTAAAGACAATAATACCTTTTGGTGATACTTCGATCTCAACTACTGGAATTTCTTTACCGTCAATTTCAGCAATCAGCTTCATTCTGTCGGTGGCTTTCTCGGATTGTAGCCAGTTGGTGATCTTGCTCAGCATATTTATTAGCGTTAAAGTCCGCATAATACCCCTCTAGATTTAGTTTCTTGATGTTTCTATAGAACGTGGATCTAGCAATCCCAAGATCCAAACTGATGCTTGTGACGTTGCCTTTATAGGTCTTAATGGCCCTAATAAACTCAGCACGTCTAGCCTTATCGAGATTGGTCATCCAACAATGCCTCAATGATCATCTTTGGATCCACATAGTCTTGGCTTGGGAAGTGACCGAACGGAAGTACCCCAGTAGTCACACAGAACTCATAGACGAACTCTGAACAAACTACCTTAGAGGATCCATTACGAATGAACTTGCTAAGTGCAGGAATCAAGAAACCAAGATATTGGCTTTGGCTGTATTCAGTTCCTTTGCGTCCCCATAACCAACCTTGCGCAAAGGCTTGAGTTACTTTCATATTTTCAGTTACGTCGATACGGTGTGCAAATTCTCTTTTCTCAAGGAACTCTTCAACGTCCGCATCCGATACCCCTGATCCAGTAGCGTGATAGATAACTTCATTACCAACGGCATCAGTCGTAATGATCCCGTTATGAGACCAATCGCAGTCCAGCTTCTTCATAATGGCTTTAGATACTAGGTCTGGGTTCTTCTCTCGTGATGCAAAGATCTCAAACTTCATTGTTTCTGACCCCTTTGATTTGCTTAATCACGTCCTCTTTAGGTTCTTGTCCTTCAGAATCTAGCCACACACCCTCTGGATCAAGAGTATAGACGTCAACTCCATGACCACCATACTCACCAGCACCAATGCGGTAGCCGTCTATGAATATGGTTCTAGCCTCTGCTGCTCCGAAGTTATAGATGCCCTCAAGATCACCTTCTGTGAACATTGCTGCCTTATACATTATGCTTGCTCCTTAACCATTGACTTGATGCGTTCTAGTTGTTGCTCGGGTGTCTCGGTTGTGATGTTTTGGTCTAGTTGACCACTGATTCGTTTATCAATCTTATCTGTCATTCCGAGCATGTTCTTAGATAGCCATATCAGCATGGTATTATCACCAGCCATGGCCTTTTGGACCATCTTACGTTTGATACCTAGTCTAGTGTGGATTTCATTTTGTTCTCTGAATGCCGCAAAAGTTAAGTCGAACTCAGATCTAATCAAGCGCTCTATCGTGTCCACTGAACAATCAAAAAAATTGGCGGTATCTTCCTTGGATGGACCAAGCTTCATTAATTCTTTGAGTTGTTTCACATCAATCTCAACAAGAGGACGGCCCATCTTCTTTGGTTCTTTTGGCTTAGGCATTATAACCGCCTAGTTCTGGCTTGTTTCTCTTCAAATTCCTTTTCGCAGTGTGGGCATTCAATCAAAAGAGGTGAGACCATAAACTTCTCTGGTTCTGGATCTTCTTCCTTTTCTGCCATATCAAGAACAAAGTCTTTAATACCCAATAGATTCAGATCCAATTCAGGTCCGAGATCTACGATATCAAGATTGATTCCAGATAGGTCAAGCTCAGC